TTACTTACTACCGACCAAGTGAAATTATGCAAATCACTTTCATTGACAAACAATCCACCGTTGCCAAATTCAAGGGCTTCATTCACATGGTTTTTATACGTTATTCTTTCAAGCATCTTTAGTTCACCGCCTTCACCAATCGTGCAAATTCTCGTCTGTCAATATCCAAGGATGTTCCTGCAAGGGCTTCACGCAAGTTTTCACCCATATTTCCATCCATTGAAAGAATTGCAGCAAGGATTTTATAAAGCACTTCCACAAGGTCTGCATTCTGACTTGCAACCGCTTCTGATACATACTTCTGCAAGGTTGCAATCGGTGCAATGGCTTCCGGTCCTGCTTCACCGCCCACCATCAGCTTATTGCCATTCATACCGAATGCCGTCGGTTCATTAAGGACAGCACCCTTTGCATACCAATCCACACCAAAGGAAGGCACGGAAGGTGGATTCAGGCTAAAAGAACCACTGATATTGAAGTGTGGCATTTTCAGTTTTGGTAATGACCATTCAAAATTAAAGAATGATTTCAACTTTTCGATTCCGTCTTTTACAAACTGCACCGCTTCATTGATCTTATTTTTGATTTCATCCTTTATGGCCGTAAACTTACTTGATACTGTTGTCTTTATATTCTCAAAAGTTTCAGCAATTTTATTTTTTATTTTCGCACCGGTATCAGTCACCCAACCCCATAAAAGTTGTCCGATATTCACAAGGGCAGTCGCAAAAAGCTTCAGCACTGTTTCCCACAATACTGTGATAATTCCCCAAATAATCTGACCGAATGCTTCAACGGATTTTATGTTGTTTTCTGACCACGCATACATATCACCTTCAAGCAACGCAAGGACAGCGGAAACAATGGTATATATCAAGTCAAAAGTGCCTGTGAATATATCAACCAACGCATTAAGCGTATTTGTGAAACTTTCACCGAATAACTCTGATTCACTAACCTTCGACAACATATCATACAGTTTAGGAAGAACTTCCTGTGCCATTGACAGTACCAATGGAAGGACCGTTGACAATACATCCCCAACCATAGGCCCGGCTTTTTCTGCAAATTCCACAACCATAGGAATCAGCATATCAAGCAGACTCACCGCCAAGGGCAGGGCATCTTCTACCGCCTGCATAACAGGTGGCAATATTTTTTCCAATACATCCCCCAAAACAGGGATATATTTTTCTGCAAGTTCTGTAAGCCTTGGAATGACATTATCGCTTAATGTGTCACTAACCTTTGCGAATGCTTCACCTAATGCACTTTGAACAGTATCTTTTAAGGTTGAAAGTCTACCTGCAAGGGTTTGACTCTGCTTTTCCATTGACTGAAAGTATTTACCGCCTTCAGCCGTGCTTCGTTCCATTGAAGCCGTGATTTCGTCAACAGTGATGGTGCCTTTAGAAATCCTGTCATATAAGGATTCCATTGTTTCCCCGGTGCTTTCTGAAATTTCCTGCAAGGGATTGAAACCTGCTTCAATCATCTGCTTAATATCTTCCAGTGATACCTTCCCGGCTGAACTCATTTGACCATATGCAGTTGCGATTCTCTGCATCTTCTGTGCATCACCCTGGGCAATGTCACCGAGCATCATCAACTTGTCTTTTGCTTCATCTGCGGTTAGTCCATAATTCAAAAGAAGTTGCGTTGTGGATGCCAAATCCTTCATTTCAAATGGTGTTTTTGCTGCTGCTTCCTTTAACTGCTCAACCATATCCAATGCTTGTTCTTGTGATCCAAGCATTACTTCAAAGGAAGTCTGATACTGTTCCATTTGGGAATTGTAGTTGACCGCCAATGTACCAAGTGCAATAAATGCCGTTGTGATGGTTGCCATTCCCATTGCAACAACTTTTCCGGCTGCCAAGGCTGCATTACCTATTTTCTTGAACGCATTGCCGATTTTACTATGTGAACTTTCTGCTTTTCCTGTTGTTTCATCAATGGCAGTGTTTGCCGTTGAATTATCAACCGCAATGGTGCCAAGTAATCTGAATATTTCCATAGGGTTCACCCCCTTCATTCGTATATTAAAAAAGGGCTGAAATCATCAGCCCCTTGTGTTTCCCCTGTTATTTTTATTGTAGATTTCACCCAACCGCTTATTGATGGGTGTTGTCAATTCACCGACTAATACACCGGAATCAAGGCAAATCTGCATTTCCTGTTGCTTTTCCAACAGTTCAATGATACGTTGCATCATTGTTTCCAGTCGGTCAGTATTTGCATATTGTGGTGTTCTATCTCGCTGAATTTCATCCAAATCTGTTGCAAGCTTTGACAACCACTTTTTATTATTGTGTAAAGGAACAACCGCTTCTGCACCTGTACCTTCAAGAAAACCTGTCTGCCCTTTTTCAAGGACACCGCCCTGCCATAATCTTGGAAGGCTGATTTTCCCAACCGTGCCAACATTGATGCCCGGAAGCTTATTAGCAAGCCGGATGGCACTGTTAATAAGGCCAATACCTTTATTGATTGCACTTTCTACCTTCGACAAGGCACCGTTCATTCCGTTTTTGACAGCATTTCCCATTGCAGTTCCGATTGATGAACCAATGGAACTGAACTTGCTTTTCACCTTCGACCATAAGCCGGAAAAGAAACTTCCCCAACCCGAAAAGACGGATTTTATATTTGACCAAGCTTTCTGAAAAGTGCTTCTAAACCACGAACCCACAGAACCGAACACACCACGGATGCCTGACCATAAGCCCTTGAAGTATGACTTCGCACCGTTCCAAGCGGATTTTACACCGTTCCAGGCTGATTTGAAAATGTTGGAAAACCAAGATTTTGTTGCTGAAAAGGCTGATTTGATGCCGGACCAAATATTTTTAAAGAATTTTCCGACACTTGACCAAGATTTTTTTATGCCGTTCCAAGCATCCACAAGGGCTTTTTTGATTGATTTTCCTGCGGATGATGCAAGGGATTTGATTGTGTTCCAGGTTTTTTTCCAAAAATTACGGAATCCTTCAACATTATTCCAAAGGTATATAAAGGCTGCCACAAGGCCTGCAATGGCTGCGACAACCAAACCAATGGGATTGGCAAGCAATACCGCATTAAAGGCAAGCATTGCCGTTCTGACCACTTTTATTGCGTTTGCCGCTGCGGTCATTATCTTTCCCCAGGATATAATCAAAATAAAGGTTCCCACTGCCGTGGTTGCACCGATAATCACACCAATCCACGTTTGCACGGTGTCTTGGTTCTGCTTGATCCACGTTACACCATCCCGGAAGCCGTTCACCATCTTTTCAAGCACCGGAACCGCCTTTTCTGCCATTGATGCAATGCCGTTCTTAATTGCGGTCATTGCCGGTTCACCGATTTCACCAACCTTTGCCATTGCATCAGACAATCTTTCCTGTGCCTTCCTTGCTTCCATGACATCCTTATTGGTTTCCTTATACTGAACTGATGCTTTGCCGTATGTGTCACTTAATGTCTTGGTTATCAGGTCTTGCCTTTCTTCCGCATCTGCACATTTTGCAAGCTTTTCATTAAAATCTTCAACCGTGATTCCGTTCCATTCGAGTGCGTCTGCCAAGGTCCCTTGTACCTCGCCAAGCTCACTTGTGTGCAAAATTGCTTCGCCCAGACCGGGCATATCGATACTTGAACCAAATTCCGCATACACGCCTGTCAGAATGTCTGTCAGTTCCGTTAATTCCTTTTCATTGTCTGCAATCTTGGCCAAATGCTGTGATGTTTCCACCGCTGCACCTGAATCACCCAGGACCGCATTCAATTCTGAATATGTTCTTTTTGCTTCTGCCGAACTATGCCCGGCTGTTATAAAGGCAGATTCAAGCAAGCCCATTTCTGCCCTATATTCTCTTGTACCTTCAACCGCCCCAATGAAAGCCCCACCGATTGCAAGCCCAACTGCACCGATTCCCAGTGCAATTTTCTGTGCAGCACCGCCAATCTTGGTGAAGGCTGACTCTGTTTCCTGTGCAGAATCCTTTGCCTTGGTGGTGGTTTCATCAAGGGATTTTTTCGCTTCTGTATTGTCAACTGCTATCTTTCCGAATAGCTTAAACAATTCCATAAGCGAATCCTTTCTTTACGGAAAAAGCTTGTCCATAATATTCTGAATATCATTTTCGGTCATATCTTCATCCCTGGTGTGTGCCTTGCCCTGTTCTTCAGGTTGTTTCAGCAATTCATTCTTCCAATCAATGAAGGACTTATCCGACATACTGCGAATATAAATTGACCACAGTTTTTGTTCATCTTCTTTTTCTGCTTCTGCCTTTTTCCGTTCATTCTCTAATTCAATTATATTTTCTACAAACTCCCCAAACCGCCCTTGTTCAAGGTATAGGTTCACAAGGTCCATAGGACTTGCATATCTTGAATATAGCAAGTCCATAAACCTAAATTCACCTACTAAAGCAATTTGGAAAGCACCTTGAAAAAACTTGCATTCTTGCCTTCGCCAAATAAATCATAAATGATTAAAATGGTTGTACCGAATTCCATTTTGTTCAGTTCTTCAACGGTTTTGCCGATTTTCTTTGCACAAAATTCATCAACTTCATTCTGTGCCATGTGAACATTCTTGGTAATCATAACCACCATGTCACAAGCCACCATTCCACCAATGTCTTTTAATGATTTCTCACCGGTCACCACCTGAATGAATGCATCCTTCAAGTTATCAGGAAGAATTTTCGCAAGAATGCGGACAACAGGCCATAAGTCGCTGTTATCTAATTTCTGCAATTCATAAGGTCTTTCAATGACTTCTTCAACGGTTTCTTCAATGACTTCTTCAGTCATTTCCACTACTTCTGCAATTTCTTCTTTCTTACCCTTACCCATTTTCAATTACCTGCCTTTCAATTATGCTGTCTGTTCTTCGACTTCTTCAGGATCAACCTTGGTCCAACCTGCTTCCTTGCGGATAAAGATTGCATAAGGAAGTTTGGTGACATCATCTTCCACACTTCCCATACACTTAAAGCTTCCCTTGAACACTGAATTTGTCTTGTTCTTGGGTTCCATTGTGAAACCTGATGTGCATAATGCTTTCTTGAAAATAACAATCATAGGTCTACCATCAAGATGTTCACCATAGAATCCGAAACCATCATAAAAATGGCCCTGCTCAATGGTAGAAGATGAAGTAATGACATCATAATCACCATCTGTGCTATCGTTAAGATTTCCGATAACTGCCTTCTTCACATATTCAGGCTTTAATTCAGCAAAAGAAGTTTCCATAATTGCTTCTTCACCGATTTTGGTCTGCAATTCTGCCAAATCCACCAATGCACCATCTAATTCAGGTGCAAAAAAAGTAGGTGTAATGTTTGTAGAACCGCCTTCCTGCGTTGCACCGACAAGATGCTGATGAATTTCTTCTTTTGTAGGTGCGACTTTTTCATCAAAGGTTACACCTTCAAAATAGACACCTGCACCAAAAGGAATCTTCGCAGGTGTTCCCTTTGTAATACCGCTTTTTAACATTTAGATCACACTCCATTCTTTTATAGTTAAGTTAATCTGTATCTTTTTAAGTTCCGCATCCCCTGTTGGGATGTCGCATAGGGCATTTTCATATAAAAAGACCACCCCTGCCCCACTTGGAAGGATGGTCTTTAATTCATTCTTATATTTTTTTTCAATCTTTTCTTTTGCTTCCAACAACTCCAATTTGGTGTTCCTTGTGAATCCTTCCAATATGAATGAAGTTTCCTGCATATCACCGTCACCCGGTATTTCGGAGAAGTTTCCGACAAAATACGGATATACAATATCAGACTTCCATTCTTCAAATTCATAATTGACAAGTTCTGAAAGCTGTTTGTTTAAGAAATTTAATGTTTCAATTCTCATTTTAACTTCTCCTGCAATGTTTCTTCTAACCTTTTCTTTATCTTGGTTTTTGATGATGTGAATGCAGTGTGCAAAGGTCTTACAGGTTCACTACCATTAGTTGCGTGTGCATCCAATCCCATTGCACGCATTCGTGCAGCGGTTGCCTTCGCTTCTTCTTCGGTATAATATTTTTGGTTTGTGCTTCTGTTATCGTTTCCTTCAACATACACCCACCAACCTTTTCTACCGTCTTTATGAAGTGCGTGTTCACCTGTTCCGAACTCTGACCAAAAGGCTGCTTCCATAGGACTTCCAACCATTGCTTCCTGTTTTCTATCATCAACAACGTGCGACCAACTATTTTTCACATCATGTTTCCCATAATGCGGTGGATTGGTATTTCTTTTCGTCTGTGCTTCTAACAGTCCGCTTGCTTCTTCCAGGAATGCAGCAATAGCATCTGCCATTGTGTCTTTTACTTGAACGCTGTTATCAATGAATTCAACTGCCATAATTACTGCCCCCCGGTATATCGCAGATAGATTTCCAAATGCTGATGCATTCCCATTGGATCATCAATCAATGTAATATCATATCTTTCACCGTTCACAATCAAACGGCTGTTTTCTGCCTTGATAGAAGCATCCAGTGCCACATAATCACACATAAAAATATGCGTTGATTCCTGTATCTTCGCACTGTAATTTGTATACCGTGAATCCCCGGATGATAAATCAAGCCACCCTTTGATGCTCTGCACCGTTTGGAAGGTTGCCACCGATTCACCAATTCTGTTTTTGGTGGTTGTTTTCGTCTGAATTTCTGCGGTTGTGTTTCCACCTATCATACAAACACCCCCTAGAATCTCGCCTTCATATACGGCTTCAGGAAGCCCAATAAGGACTTCGGATATCCAATAGTGGAATTATCCCCATCCATATTGAAATAGGTCACAGAATGCCGTGAAATCGTTTCAGACTGTATTCCTACCTTCTGTCTGTTCTGCAAATCCCACTGAATCATATTGACCACACCAAGCTTCACATCTGCCGGATATTCAACTTTGGTTACAAGTACATTCTTTTCATCCAACAAACCCATATTGTCGGAAAGCACACACAGGCCTTCATTCAGTTTTGACTCTGAAATCTGCACCGTGTCACCTTCCGACATAAAAGGATAAGAGGAGAAAGAGAAATTGCCGTTTTCAATGTCCGCATAAAATCTTTTATTGCGGTTTTGGAAGTTGTTGTTGGTATATTTACGGATTGCGATTTCCGCTGCCTGAAGCATATCTTCAAGTTCTTCATCCGTTTTATCTGTTGTGATACGTTTCTTCAATTCTTCAACCGAAATAATCATAGGGAATTCCCCCTTTCATTATTTCTTTTCAGTGACTTTGTAGCCGTGTTCCTTGTACCAATCAAGAACCCAACCTTCATTCACTTCAGCTTTGCCGTAAGCAAACTGAACACCGCCTGCACCGATACCGTTGTAATTCTTCACCGGTGTTTCAACGATATAAACCTTTGCAGTTGTCTTTGTTTCTGCCTTTGTTTCTGCCTTTGCAGTTGTCTTTGTTTCTGCCATATTATTCACCTATTCCCTTCTTTAAA